GCTGCTGCGCCATCTAATGAGAACTTGAATGCTCCGTTTGTACCTTGCATTAATGCTTTTAGATTTTGATAGGTATCAAATCCAGTTAGAATTGCTAAACTGTTGTAGTTAGCTCCGTTTTCTAATAATGCTGCAATCATTGTGTCAAGGTCATCTAATGCCAATGCGTTGTTAGATCCATCATCGGTAAAGTGTGTGTGACCTGCATCAAAGAAAGAGTTGCTTGAAATGTCAATTCCATACATATCACAGTCATCTTGACTGTTAGATGGAGATTGTGCATCTGTTACATAAGCTAAGGTAGCTGTTACACGGTCTAAAGATTCCATGTTATTACCAGCTAAACCAGCTCCAGAGGAACCGTCACTGTTTGCTTCTACAGACTTTGTAAGCATATCATCCAGGAAGAAAGCGTGTGCTTCTCCTTGTTCTCTTCTCATGAAAGCTGCTAAGTTACCTAGACCATCATCTGCTTCAGATAGGATCTCAGCTTTTGAGGACATTTGCCACGGAGTTACAACTTCTTTCAAAGTTAGTGTAATCTCTTTTAGCTCTGGGTGGTCAGTTTCTGGGAAAGCTCCGCCTTCTGCTACTCCAGCAGTTGTGGCGTGACGTGCTGTCAATGCTCTGAAACCAGACTGTGTCCATGCTTCTTTCTTCAAAAGTTTAAAAACTTCTGACTTAGTATTTAGCTGATTGAATACTTTTGCCCCGAAGACGGTGTTCAAACCTTCTGCTAGGCCTGTGGTATCAATGTTGTCATCAGCTTTACTAATGCCGTACCTCTTGGATATTCCAAGTGTTCCGCCATAATAGGCGTTTACATATTCTTCGAAACTCATTCCTGCCATATTTAGTTTTCTCCTACTAGTTCTTCAAGCTCATCCCAAGACTTGGACATTTTGTTCCAGTCTATGGAAGTTGCTTTTGGAGCGTCAGTTGCTGGTGCGGGTGTAACCTTCGATCCAGCATATACGGATATTCCGTATTTCTTAAGTGATTTCATAACGACATCTAAAGAAGGTTCTACATCGGTTTCGGATTTTTCAGCTTCATCTTCTTTTTCCTCATCCTCTTTTTCTTCTTCTTCTTTGCCATAATGAGAAGGCTTGGACAATTCTTCCATCTTCATTCTCATTGCTTTCATTTCTTCTTGGAGTTCTTTAAGAGTCATTTCTTTTTCTTCCTCTTCTTCTTTCTCCTCTTCATCCATCTTTTCAGCTTCCTCTTCTACAATGTCTGGTAGTTCGTCAGCAGAAACGACTTCAACTGTAACTTCTTCAGATTTGACTTCTTCTGTTGTCTCTTCTGATTTTTCGGTGCTGCATCCGCAGTCATCGTCTTTCTTAGCCATGACCTCACTTTCGTTACTTTCATTTATAAAGTTATTGTGATTGTCGGCTTTTATTAATCTACTATCATCATGCTCTTCTATGACCTCAAACTCAAAAGCCTCTACAGCTCCTTCGTGTGGTTTGTAATCTCCAACCATCAATACTGGCCCATCCTTGTAAGCCATCCAATGATGTCCTTCTGGTGGTTTAACTAATAATGTTCTACCTGCATGTTTCTTTGTAGATTTAGGATGGTCCTTTGGTAGTAAATCATAATCTGTAGTATATTTTGGATTACTTGGTCTACCAGATTTTAACAACTTAAGAAAGGCTTTAACCCTAGCTACTGCCCACTGGTCTCGGCTTGATACGCTAGGTCTATGACTTGTTGAAAAAGCTCCTGCACCTCTGCGGAAAACCGCTTTCAATGCTCCGAGATTTGCTTTCTTAGCAGGGTTATCGCCAACATCTTCGTTGTGTTTGTCTCTCAAATTTTCTAGTGTTTTAATATTTGCTTCGCTCAATTTTATTCCTCCTCTTTGTCCACTTGCAGTTCCAGCAGGATTGCGGTCACTGCCTCTTCTTCTTTCACTTGGTTTAGCAGGTGTTTTTGGGTCGTCATTTTTTACTAAAGCAACGTCAGTAACGGTTGCTTCTATGTTAGCTGGATTGTCACCTACCCAAGACACAGACCAAAGCCCCAAATCGTTAATTTTGTTAAAACAAGTATTAGCTCCATCTGGACAGACTAAATCCTGAGATAATGTCTCTCCCCTAATGCTACTACCGCCATTTTTACCAAACTCTTTAATTTCTTGCCAAACTTTGTCATGCATCTCTAACTGATTGTGAATACCATACTTTACTTTGATTTTACCATCATCTATCTTGTAAGCCAATGGTAAGCCTATTGGTATCTCTTCATGTTGATAAGAATAGACTCCATACTTCATGTAGAAATCCATAGAATCTTCTAATACATCTGTAGGAATCAAATCATTCTGTTTATCTATGATTGGTGAATTAATGTAGGTTTCCATAATCCTATCATTGTACCACTCTTTTCGATAAACTTTCCAGTCAGTGGATTTGGCTGCCATAACTGGATTTAGTATCGCTACTATTTATTTGTAACTGTTATGTCGGCTTGTTTACAATTCTTTACAATCATCACAATCACAATCGTCAAGATATTCAATGTCTTGTTTTAAATCTTCATACATCATTGACCAAAATGTTTTGGCATCTTTTACATCATATCCAAGATCCACTTGCATAACAGAGCAATGCCTACCAAGTCCAAACGATTTACCTTCTGGAGCATACCATTCACACTCTGCAGTCTTCCAAAACATATCTGTATTACCTTCAATGTCTATGTTGTGTTTTTTGGCTAATGCAAATAACTGTGATTTTGATTTACCCATTTATTTACACCTTGTTAATATCGTATCTTCTTTTTAGAAATTCTAATGCAGTCTCACCATTTCTTTGAAAGTTTCCAAAGTTCAAGTTGTCTCTGCCACCAAATTCCTCAAGTAATTTATCATAATGATATCTTACGATTGGAACAATCTCAAAAGAGCTAACTGTCATCATACCTTTCATGTCCCAAAGTAATTTCATCATTCTGTCTTTGCGTGGATATGCTTTTTCTTTTTGCTCTGCTTTGAGGTCTGCAATTATTTGCTGTGCTCTGTTCATAGAATCCCAGACGCATGGGTTATATAAAGACTTTCGCTATAATTTGTGCTTAAAATCGTAAAATCTTGCTTTGTGTAGGTTTATAGAACCCTACGATAGGTTCTTGATAAAGAACTCTGCAACCCTACGTCTGTTGTTCTCAAAAGCTGGTCTCATGAATGGCTTAGGGCCACCACTGGGGCCAGTGCCTTCTGGTGAACCATATTCTACAAATGGCGCATATTCTACATTTGTACCAATTACTTTTACTAGAAACTCTCTTTTGACGTTAATAGAGGCACGTAAACGGCCTGTATCTACTGGGACAATACGTTGGGCCTCCAGAGACATTGCGTCTGCTGTATCATCTAATGCTGCATCCATCACTTGCGGATGCTCTTCTGCTATCTTTTGTAAAGTAGATTTAAATTTGTCTCCGCCCTTGATTGTAATTCCCATCAGGAACCTAGAACTTCATCTATAGTGGCATCGCCATACTTCTCTTTCCACTTCTTCTTGATTACCTTTTCGCCTTGTTTATACATCGCCATACGTCTTGCTCTGTTAGCCATTTTACGAGCTACTCGGTCACCTTGCTTCCAGGATAACTCATTTGTGCAAGCCTGACAAAATCCACTACTTAGGATATGTACAGACATCGGGCCTAATCTACATTTCTTACAACTACTCATCTATTACCTCTTTTGAAAAACACTTGCATCCATCATGGTCAATACCTGTCCAACCACAATAACAAGGTTCGCAATCTTCTGTCATTTTCCTTTCTCCTGTTCTTTTTGTTGATCCGTCAAACTATTCCACCACTCCCAAAATTCAGAGTTTTTTTTCCCATTTCCGTGATGGCCATATTTATCATTAGAAATATAAATTTTAATATGGTCTGGCATTCTACTCATGGTACTCTCGTCAATACTGTTCTTTGATTTGGGTGCAACAACGAGTTCCCCCGAAGGGTAAATCCATAAGTGGCTCCTATCCTTTGTTGAAGAGCTATGAGGTCATTAATTAACATTCCATCAGGATGTGAAGCTAGTTCACTTGCTATGTCTTTATGTGCCGCACAAGTTCTTGCACCCGAAGCAACAACTAGTGTGTATCTAAAAGGCTTTTTACGAAGCTTTTCCTGTTTTTTATAAGACGCAAGTCTGCCTTCATTAGTAATGTTTATCATCTCAGTTCTAGCTATTCTAGTTAATTTGTAAGTCTCCTGGTTGATTACTTTCTGCATTTCTGCTACAGTATTAGGAATGCTACGACCTTCAACTATCGATTCTGCAACTACTTGATTTAATTTTGTAGATAATACCGTAGACAACTCATTGTAATTATTTGTCTGCACTTGATCTGACTGCAATGCTCTTATCGCATCTTCATCTACTTGGTCAAAATCTATCTTAAACCTGTCTTGTTTACTTACTGACTTTTTCTTATCAGCAGCGTTTACTTGCCTAACTCTAGCTCTTGCCCAAGAGTATCCTGCGTCTCCACCCCAAAGTAAATGTGCAACATAACCTG